GGCAAACGAATGAGTAAATCTGTACCATTCTTGGATGGTAAGTTGGTCATTTATAAGTTGACGGTGGACCAAGTAGATGAAATTCGCCAATTATTGTCTGACAAGACAGAAGGTGAATCTCAGGATTATGCTGTTGTTCATACGGTGTTGAAGTATGGTGCAGATAATGGCGAAAATCTCACTGTGGAAGATTTGAAACAACTTCCTCTAGAAGAGTTGTCAAAGTTGTCTGAAGCTATTCTAGAGTTTTCTGGTGTAAAAGATAAAGAAAAGAAGTCTTAAGTGCGGATAGGCTGGCTTTATATGAGCTGGCCTATCTACTAAAAACGCCTTATGTAGATGAGTTGAGTGCAAGATTATCTTATTCAAGTTTCCTAGAATGGTGGGCTTACTTTGAACAGAGGCCTGCTGATTGGAGAGATGATGACAGATTTGCAAAAATTCTACAAGCATTGGGTGCTAAAGGTTCTCCTGATAAATATTTTGCCACTTTAAAACCAATTTATAATCCAGAAAAACCTGATAGAAATCTTAAGAATTCTGGTTTTTGGAAGTTCGCTAAAGTTGCTGTGGGAGGTGATAACCTTGCTGAAATGCAAAGCGAAAATGACCAAGATTGAATTCGATGCTAGTGTTCTAGAAAACAAAATTAAGAAGGAGCTAATATTAGCTCTTAAAGCCGCTACACCGGTTAATACCGGGAAGGCCAGAGATGGTTGGGCGCTTATAAATGACAAGATAGTCAATGATGTTGAGTACATATCTCAACTGAACAATGGAAGTTCTGAGCAAGCTCCACCATTTTTTATTGAAAAGGTTGTACTAGCGAACCCTCATGTCAAAGCACATGGTTCGATTGTACGCTTAAAATAACTGGCCCCTTCGGGGGCCTTTTTACGGGAATTAAAGATGTCAGGTGTTGAACTAGAGTTTCAATCCAACGCCAAATCCACGGAAAGAGATTTGGAGGCATTAAATAAGCAATTGAGATCGATATTCTCTACTGCAAATACCTCGAAAACAATTTTCCCAGATTTGACTCCAACGTTAAATAAGAATTCGAAAGCCATAAAAACTTTTGACAAAGATGTCACTAGTTCTGGCAAAAATATTGATAGAATGTTTGGCAGAATAGCTAATACTGTCCAGACACTAGGGCTGTTAGGTCCCGCTTTAGAGACACTATCCGCGCCTTTGAAAGCCTTCAAAGACTATGGTGATAATGTATTAAACCTAAACAGTAAATTACGATTAGCTACAGACTCTTTAGAAGAGTTTACAAAATCACAGAAAGATGTCAGAAGTATTGCAAAAGATACTAAAAGCTCTTTAGAAGACATTGGTACTTCTTATTCAGGTCTAGCATTGGTGCTGAAAGATAAGGGCTTTAATGGAGATGCTTTAAACAACTTGACAGCTTCAATTACAAAAGCTGCTAAGCTAGGAGGTGGCCCTGTTGATTCTATAAATGCTGCTCTATTTCAATTAAGACAAGGTTTAGGTGCAGATGCACTTCGTGGTGAAGAGTTAAACTCCATCATCGAACAAACGCCATACTTAGCTAATATACTTAGAAAAGGTCTTGGAATGACAACTGCTGAGATGCGTAAGGCTGCTGCAGCAGGTGAATTGAACGCTATGACAGTTGCTGAAGCTATTACTTCAATGACTGAACAGATTGATAAAGACTTCAGCAAGCTTACAGTTACTGCTGCGGTTGGTTCTAAGCGCTTCGAGGGCTCTCTTTCTAATATGCTAGGTGAGCTGAACGTCGCATTAGGTATTTCTGAACGCTCAGGTGCATTTCTACTAAGACTCGCTGACAAAATTGACGCATCAACTCCAATGTTGGTGTCATCTATCGTAGGCTTACAAACTAAGCTTAAGGCTAAATTCGAAGAATTCAAATTCAATATCCCCTTAGCATTAAAGATATCCAAAGATTTTGTGTTTGATAAACTACAGGCAATAGCTGGAGCTTTAGATGTAGAAATCGACTTTGATATTTCTTCTGATACCCTATCAGAGATGTTCGAGAAAATAGTAAATAAAGCTAAATCAGGTCTGAACAAGACACGAAGCATTGTTAATGACTTTAGTAAAGACACTAGAAAGGCTTTCTTTGATATATATGACGAAGTTGTTGGACACTCTTGGTGGCCTGATACTATTGACGGTGTTGTTGAGAAGACTAGAGACTTAGATCTAGTTGTCGAAAAAGTCAAAGATTTTTCAGGCAAGATATCTGGAAAATTTGAAGAGATATTTAAAGAGGTAAAAGTACCATCGCTAGATAATTTCGGAGATGCTATTCGTAAAACAATAGAAGATATAGATCTTAGTGCTACGTTGAAAAAATTCAGTGAAACCTTTATTGTTGGGTTAGTAGCAGCATTTACTATTGGTTCTCAATCTGGATTGCTTAGTAGTGTTGGTTTATTATTAACAGCAGGGCTTTTAGAAGGCCCTTTGAAGGTGTTCTCCTCAACCTTTGGGACATCTCTTGCAACAGAGATTGGAAACGCTTCTGAAGATGTCGGTAAGGCTGTGGCAAAAGGATTAATGGATGGTGTATCTGTAGGATTTTCTGTATTACCTGACTTTACTAGAGGGTTCGTCTCTGATCTACTACCAATTCCTGAGACTATTTCCAAAGCATTTTTAGCACTGACTCCACTAGGTAGTAATGTGGTGACGACACTTGTCGCTGCTAGTGCTGCATTAGCTGTGTTTTCCTCTGACTTCCGAGATTTAGCTAAAACTACAATTTTTGGTAAGAAAGGTAAGAATGGTAAACCTGACGCAGAAGGGCTAGTCAGTCTATTAGGCGTCTCGAGTGATTTACCTTCGCGTTTATTTCCTACCTCTCTGCAGCGCACAACGGCTACCATAGGTGCAGGCATCCTGGCCACTGCGATGCTCGACAGCGTCAGCCTCGTCAGCACGTTGCTGCCTGCTACGCCGTTTCTGCTGCACGCATTTGTGGGTGGAGACGCCGGTGCGAAATTATTCAGAACAGTTAATACACTTGGACTAACATTAGCAAAGAAAGTAGTAATCAGTATTTCTGAAGCCTTAGGTATAGATGGTATTCTAACAGGGTTTTTCAAGAAAGAGAAAACCGCTAGTGTGATTAGCAATGCCTCCAGCTTCTTTGGTAAGATCAAGGACTTATCAAAAAATACATTTGACAATTTCACTAATAACTCAGATAAATGGGTAACTGGTTCGATCTCATTATGGGAGTCTTTGAAAGATCCTACTGGAAACTCAAAAGGGTTTGCGGATATATTACCTACAAATCTATTTTCATCATTTAAGACAAACGCTATTAAAGCCTTTGATTTTGTTAAAAGCAATTCACTACAATTCGTAGCTAGTGTTGGAAACAATCTGAAGAGTTTAGGAGCAGGTGCTGCTAGTATCTTTTCTAAATTTATGAGCTTCTTATCTCCTACTGCGCTAGGTATTGTATTGACTATGTTCTCTGGGTTTGCATTCTCAGCTGACAGTGCTTCCAAAGGTGTCTCAAATCTGAGTGGCCAAGTTATAGGGTTGACAGCTGCTGCCATTGCCTTAAGTGCTGCTTTGAAGTTAGTTAATAGATATTATGCTGTGTTTAAAACTCAACAAACAGTGACTACAGGTATTCAAGCTGTATTTGGGACCTTAGGGACTGATATTGGAAAGTTAAAAGCTAGATTGAAGGATATTTTTGTATTCGATAAACTAAAAACAGCTATTACAGCTTTTGCCAGAAGTATACCAAAAATCCTTTTGAGTCCATTCTTTACAGTAGGGGCAGTAGCAGGTGGTGTTCTATTAAATTACTTATTCGGTAAGAGTGAAGTAATCAAAGGAAAGCTAGCTGAGATTGCTGATCAAATATCTGTATTCTTCGGTGGTGTTGCAACTTCCCAAAAAGTCAGAGCTAGTGAGCTACTGAAAGGTGCTTCTGGACTAAATATAACTGGCACAGAGAAGTCATTCGGACGTTTAGTGAATTCTAAGGATTTTTCGAAACTAAGTGAGCAAGAGTTTGTCAATCTAAAGAAGACATTAGATTCTTCCTATCAAACTTTAAATGAATTAGAAGAGCAGAGACTTAGTAATGGTGTATTATCACTGCAACAATCTAAAGAGCAAGAGCGAGTTATCAAGCGTATATCTCGTGTACTAAACGAACAGCAAAAACTTGCTGGCACTAAAGGTGATACTAACTTACTTTTACCTTCTGCAAAGAATAGCTCGTTTGCAAGTTTATTCGGTTCCTCAATTGCTGTGGATGAATTTGGTAATACAGTCACAAGATTTAACGGTATTTTGGCTAAGTTATCAATAAGTTTTCCAGATGTGACTCAAAAGATTAGTGATTCCGCTGATTGGATATCTGATGCTGCTGACAAATTTAGCAAAATACTAGGTGATCGGTTAGATTCAATTGCAGATAGTTTTGACGATATTGGTAGAGAGTGGGAGATCAGTAAAAGTAGACTGATAAAAAGTTTAGCTAAGAGTTTGAAAGTTGACATAGCGCCAACCACTGTTTCCAAACAAGAAGCAGAAGCTGTTAACCTATATAACAAAGCTTCCAGTGATTTACGCAATTTACAAAGTGCTGGTTTGATTTCACCACAAGATGCTGCAATTGCTGAATCACAGCTGAACACTTTACGTGTTGCTATCGAACAATTCCAAGAGACGCCCACTGTTGATTGGTCTGGTAAGATGTCTACTGAAGCGTTATCTGAGGCTTTGACAGAGATGCAATCTAAAGCAGCAGCATTCTCGCGTAAATTTGGTCCAATTCTAAATGAAGGTGTGGCAAAGCTCAATATTCAAAAGAGTTTTGAAGATTACCGAAAATTCAGTGATTTTGTCAAATCCTCTCTCGGTGTTGAGTTGCCTTCAGAAATGACAAATCGGGGTATAGCTGATAAATTCGTAGCGCTTGAAGGCCCTGTAAAAGCGTTGATAGATGCTAAGAAGAAACTACCAGCTTCTTTACCAACAGAAGAGCTAGTAAAGGCAAACAGTCAGCTTGATGAGAGTATTGCAGCTATTACTAGTAATTTAAAGAAACTATCAGAGGAGTATTCCGACTCAGCCGATGTTGGTCTTCGGTGGGATAAAATACTTGGTGTAAGTGGACTATCAAATGCTCAATCAGAGGTATTATCGAAGTTTCCAGCTATTAAGGCTGAATTCCTGAAGTTAGCTGAAGATTTACAGAGCAAACAGATAAAATTAGATGCCCTTGTAAATACACAAGCAACATTAGGGACACCATCCCAAGATGACATCAAAATTGCAGATTCCAGGAAAAAGTTAAAAGCCTTGATAGATGAGAGCTACACTGTTATATCTGAGTTCTCTAAAGCAGGTGCTGAAGCTCCAATCGAGATCGTTTCAAAAATAATGGATGCTTATTCAGAACTAAGTAAATCTGATTTATCTGTTTTGAAAGTAGATGTAGATCTGGATAAAAAGAAAGCTGAGAAAGACATTGAAGATTTGCGTTCCAGATTGAGCACAATGGCTGCAAACTTGCCATTCTCATTTACGACTCAGAATGATGCATTGCAATCTTTAAAGGTAGACATGCCTTCAATCATCTTGGAAAAATTAGATAGTAGACTGCTTGCTGATAAGATAAATGAAGCATTGCAATTACAATCTAAATTGACCAGTATACAAAATCAACCTGGCAAAGCGGATGACGCTGCTAAATTGACACAAGATTTGGCTGATGCAATTAATAGTATCGATTTGATGAAGGTCGATGCATTACGCGCTTTGTTGAAAGAGGGTAGAGCAATTCAAGGTCTAGAGGCCTTAGGTCAGAATATAACTGATAAGGGTCCTGGAAAAGCGATTGATGATTTTGACAAGAAACTCAGAGGAAAAACTGATGCTGAGCGTATGTCTTTTTACAGTGAATCTAAGGGTTTGTCAATAGATAAAGACTTAAGAGCATTGAGTGAAGGTGATTTCAATAACTACTTAGCGATGGCTGAGAGTTTGCAAACAGTAGAGAAGTCTCTAGGTTCACTTGATGCTTCTGTTTCTAAGGCTAAGTTTGATTCTTTGTTTTCACAGAAAATGCAAATAATGTCTGATATGGCATCTCTAGAATCTGATGCTATTGTTGCGTCTATCAAAGGAGCGTTCGATACTCTATCAAGTTCTGGATTCTCTACTGAAAATCTAGCAATGATGGATACCAGAGATATTGAATTAGCTCTCAGGTATTGGCAGGAAATG